AAAGAGGAAGCTAAAAGTGCATCAATATTTGTATCGGGCTGGAGACCAGCAATCGGGTGGGTATGCGCGTTGGCACTGTTCTACCAATATTTATTAAAACCGCTATCCATAGGCATACTACCTACTTTTGGTATTACTGCTCCGCCATTACCCGGACTTGACGATAATTTATGGCAGCTTATGATGGGCATGCTAGGTATGGGTGGATTAAGAACATTTGAAAAGGTGCAAGGAGTAGCAAGTAAATGAACACTAAAGATCACGTTATGTTAATTGCATCATGGTCATTAGTAGCAGTTGTAGTTGCTATGATACTAATGTTTATGTATGCTATATTAGATCCAGCAGTTGATGACACAAAAGTATTTGAGATTATTGGACCAGCATTTCAAACGATTGTCGGTGGTTTTATAGGCTTAATTACAGGTATTAAGATTGGAGAAAAAGATGAAGGATAACTATCAAGCAGCTCTTAACCACGTACTAAAGAGCGAAGGAGGCTGGTCAGATAATCCAGCTGATCCAGGCGGAGCCACTATGAAAGGAATTACACTAGTTGTCTATCGCAACTGGAAACGTAATCCGCATTTAACAAAAGATGATTTAAAGAATATAAGCGACCAAGATGTTTACGACCTTTACAAGCAACTTTATTGGGATAAGATACATGGTGATGACCTTCCTTCTGGTGTCGACTATGCCGTATTTGATAGTGCTGTTAATATGGGCGTGGGCAGAGCTTCCAAACTCATACAAGAGGCAGTTGGAGTTACTTCGGATGGCGTGTTGGGACCCGCGAGCTTATCGGCTATTCAAAAGGCTGACACAAAAGAATTGATTGAAAAATTTAGTCATTTAAAAGAAAGTTTTTATAGATCGTTAGCAACTTTTCAGACGTTCGGTAAAGGATGGCTTAATCGTGTTGCTGAAGTAAAAACTATTTCAGAAAATATGGTTGTATAAGTAAGAAATATATTAAAATCAATAAAACTGTTTGGGAAAAATGGTTGGCATGATGAACTAGGATAAATTATGGCGACTCAAACCACACCGTCAAACACTAATGCAGCAGCGATGACTTATAATTCGCTGATCTTGGATGTTCAGCAATATTTAGAACGTAATGATAGTGCTGTCACTAATCAAATTCCTGAATTTATTATGCTTGCTGAGTTTGAAATTGCTCAGCAGATTAAGACATTAGGTCAATTACAAGTAGCAGAGTCTACTATGACTGCAACTAATCCTGTTATTCCTAAACCTGCAAGATGGCGTAAAACAGTTAGTATGAACTTAACTAGTAGTGGTCAGATTCAGCCTGTTTTCTTACGTAAATATGAATACTTAAGACAATACAGCCCTAGTTCTACCGCCACAGGAACGCCTCTTTATTTTGCCGACTATAATTATGATAACTGGATAGTGTCTCCAACACCTGATCAGAACTACCCATTTGAAGTCTTGTACTATGAAAGACTTGCTCCATTGTCTAATGATAATCAAACTAATTGGTTAACACAGAATGCACCGAATGCTATGTTGTTTGGTACATTATTACAAGCAATTCTGTTTGTAAAGAATGATCAACGGCAGATCTTTCAACAAAAGTATAGTGAAGCAATGCAGGTTCTCAAACAAGAAGATCAATTACGTCTTGCCGATAGACAAGCGATTGCTATTGAAAGCTAATTATGACTACATCAAATCCAACCTATACCAGCCCATTTACAGGACAAACTGTATCACCAAGTCCTGTGTCTTATGAGTCGATTACTTTAAGCGCAAACACGACTTTACAGTGGTCTATTAATGGTAACAATCAAAATCAAGTTACTGCCAATATTATTGAAGTATCGGCAACTACTGGTGGATTAACACTTTATATGCCACCTGCGACACAAGTGTCAACCGGTCAGGCAATGATTATTAGAAATATTGGGGCAAATACTTTCACGGTTGCAACCAATAATAGTACGGTAGGAAGTACAAGTATAGTCTCTGCTACTGCTGGTATTGCTTACTATCTTTATGTCACCGACAATACTACCATTCAAGGCACATGGGCAACAGTTACATTCGGTGCTGGAACATCAGCTGCTAATGCCGCAACACTTGCCGGTTATGGTTTAACCGCAATAGGCGCTACTTTAAATCAGCAAACAGTAGTGCAAACATATAATGTTACTTCTAACATACCAGCTACCGCAAGAGCTCAGATGAACACTTGGACAGGAGGGGCAGGCACATTAAACTTACCATCTGCTGCTACTGTAGGTTCTGGTTGGTTCACTATTTTTAAGAATGACGGAACAGGCATATTAACATTAACTCCGAATGGTTCTGACACTATTGATGGAAATGCAAATCAGCAATTACAGTTAACAGAGTCAATAGTACTAGTGTCATATGGTTCAGGTGGTTGGTATTCTTATGCTTATGGTAGGTCTAATCAATTTGCCTATACAGAACTTGCTTTATCCGTTACCGGAGGAACAACTACATTAAGTAGTGCTCAAGCTGCAAATACTATTCAGGTATACTCAGGAGCACTGACAAGTAATCAAATTATTGTTGTACCTTCTACTGTTCAGTTGTACTCTGTTACCAACAATACAACAGGTTCTTATACTTTTACCGTAAAAACTTCAGTAGGCGGAGGAGCAACAGTACAGGTAACACAAGGCACTTCTCTTATTCTTATCTGTGACGGTACAAACGTCTATAATGCAGCATCTGGCTCATCATCTAACATTACATCATTAACACTAGGTAATGGTTCTACTTCAGTACCTTCTCTTAAGTTTACTGGTGACTTAAATACTGGTCTTTATTTACCAGCATCTAGCCAATTAGGTTTTGTAGTTGCTAATAATCAAGTAGGTTATTTTAATGGTACTGGATTCTTTGCACTAGGTGGTATTTATGGAGGTGGGTTTTGACCTCTAAAGTCATTACTTTAAACATTCAACCTGGTATTCAGCGGGATGGAACTCAGTTTGACTCTATTCGTTATGTAAACGGTCTTTGGGTGAGATTTCAAAGAGGTAGACCCCGTAAGATCGGCGGCTATAATGGATTATTCCAAAATGCTACAGGTATAAGCCGCGGCATTATTATGCAATCCGTTAATGGTATTAACTATGTATATTCCGGACAGAGTGATGGAGTTTATGTTTGGCAAACCAATAACACTAATGGTGTAGGTTCTGGCCCAACACAAGTTTCAATGTCCTCTGCTTTTAGCTCTAATGCTAATAACTTATGGCAATGGGATGTAGTTTACGATTCAGGTGGAAGTGGTCAATTAACCGTACTAGGGCACCCTGGACAAAACTTAAATGATATTTCAAGCACCGTCAATAGTCCGGTAATGGTAGGTCAGTTTCCATATGGCGGAATGACTAAGCTTGGGATATTTACCGCATCAACTGTATTAAATAGCACAACAACTGCTACAGTTACACCTGCTAACTTATTAATTGCTAGTGGTCAGTCCATTAGCGGCACTGGAATTCCTGCTAATACAACGATTACTGCAGTGTCAACAGCAGGCGGGACAACCACAATTACTTTGTCTAATTCTGCAACTGTTTCATCAACACAAACTCTTACTTATGACAATAATATTAGCGTGTCAGGTGGAGTAGTAGTGCTTTATCCTTATACATTTGTCTATGGTAATAACGGATTAATTCAAAATAATAGCGCAGGAAATCTTGAGAATTGGGTAGGGGCAGATGCTAATGCTAATAATGTATCAGGCACTAAAGTCATAAAAGGTATGCCATTAAGAGGTGGTACAACATCTCCTGCAGGCTTGTTTTGGAGTACTGATCAATTAACAAGAGTGACTTATGCTCCACAATCTGTAGGAACATCTACCATTTATTGGCGATATGATATCATTAGTACTCAGACATCTATTATGTCTAGTCAGTGTGTTATTGAGTATGATGGTATATTCTATTGGGCTGGTGTAGATAGATTCTTAATGTACAATGGAGTAGTACAAGAAATACCGAATGACACTAACCAAAATTATTTCTTTGATAATTTAAACTATGCTCAAAGACAAAAAGTATGGGTTACCAAAATTCCTAGATGGGGTGAGATCTGGTGGTTCTATCCATCAGGGAATTCAACAGAATGTAATAATGCTATTATCTATAATGTAAGAGAAAAAACTTGGTATGATGCAGGATTCGCTATAGGCGCTAATAGATCTGCAGGTATTTTCTCTGAAGTATTTAGATACCCTATATGGGCAGATAATACATCTTCTGGCTACTATATGAGCTCAGCAACTGTCATTAATGGTGGTACAAGTTATACAGTTGGAGATGTGGTTCAAGTAGTTGGGGGAGCTGGTTCTCCTGCATTATTATCTGTTGCTACTGTAAGTGGAGGAGCTGTTACTTCTTTAAATATTATTCAAGGTGGAAACTATACTTCTTCATTTACAGGCACAGTCCCTACAATATCAAGAGCACCTTCTACTGGTTCAGGCTTAACTATTTCATTTACATTGAACCAAGCGTATACTTTATGGCAGCATGAAGTAGGCACTGATCAGGTGTACTTAACTAATGTGGATGCTGTTCAGTCTTTTTTTGAGACTAATTCACTAGGTTGGGTAGGCGGAGGACCAGGTAATCCTCAGTTACAAGGTGATAATGTGTGGATTCGTGTAGAAAGAGTTGAGCCGGACTTTGTTCAAGTAGGCGATATGAATCTTTATATTAAAGGTAAGGGCTACGCTGATGAACAAGATGTAACTAGCCAATTATCTCCTTATACATTTAGTCCAAGT